TAACTATGAATGACCATACAATCAGCACGGTGCATGGCAAATATGACCAAGCTTAATCTAGGTTGCGGTGGCAACATATTTCCGGGGTATATCAACGTAGGTTTTGAAGACGGTAGAGAAAACTCCGAGTTGTATATGAACTGCGATTTAAGCAAGGATTTTCCGTTTAAAAATGTAGACGTTATTTACAACTGCCACTTCTTAGAACACTTAAGTTATTACGATGGCATTGAGTTTTTACGTAAGTGTTATGCATCTATGAATGATGGCGCAGTTATGCGGATTGTGGTTCCCGATTTGGCTTTGTGGTGCTTAAAATATTTACAGCATGACAGAGCATTTTTGGACGCCTACCGTAACGCTTATCTTGGTCCTGACTATCCTACGGATGGTTCAATTTTTATGGGTATGTTACACAATCACGGGCACAAGATGGGTTGGGATTATGAAACGCTACACTTTTTATTAAATTGGTGTGGGTTTAAAGAAATAAAACAAACTAAATACCGTGAAAGCTGTCTAACTGATATTGAGATGTTAGAGCCAGTCAATCCCGGCAGAGAACTAGAAAGCCTCTGCGTAGAGTGCTACAAATAAAAAACCCCCGAGCCTTTTGAGCCGGGGGTTACATCAACAGTCAAAAACCGTTGAGGGGGTAGTTCTTAGTAAGAACCGTAGATTCCCAATGGGTCAGAAACACCGAAGGAATAACGCTCACGAGACTTGTAACGAACGTTACCAGTATCAAAGTCGCCGTCCATGCTGTTCTGCAATGGGATACGTACAAAGTGCTTCAGTCCGTTTGGAACATCAGTGGTCAAGAACCATGCGTTGGTTGCGGTCAAGAAGTGGTTAATTGTATAACCTTCTGGAACAGAACCATTGTTCTTGATTGCGTTGATGTCGTTGTTGTTTGTACCAACACGGAGTTCAGTGTCGAGCAAACGAGTTGCAACGAACTGGAGTGCAGGTGGAACAACTAACTTCTTAGGACGTGCAGCGATCAACAGACCACGCTCATCTGTCCATGCAGCGATTTGAATAACAGCATTTTCCAATGCAGTTTCGTTCAAGTCAGCAGGGGTAGATGGAGTGTTAGCGTTAACACCACCAGAGATCAATGGATGCGCTGTAGAGAACAATGCCTGACCGTCACCGTAGGTAACTTGGCTGTTAAAACCGTTGTTCAATACTGCAGCAGCTTTAACCTGTTTGGTGTAAGCCATAGCACGAGCTAAGCCTTTGGTGTAGCGAGCTGATAAAGAATCGTAGAGGTTATCTTCGATTGCTTCTTCGGTCAAGCTAAAGCCAAGAGCGATAGTTTCGTGGTTGTAACGAGCTGTCCATGCTTCTTGTGCATTGTCGTAAGCGATGGCTTGGCCTTCGTTCTTGACTGGTGCAGCGCTAAAGCCTGACAGTTTTGTTTCTTCTTCAAAAGAACGCTCAGAGGTCTCTGTTTCATAGATCTCTTTATGTTCTTCACCGTAGCGAGCATACTCCAAACCGAACAAAGCGTTCAAGCCGGGGAGCAACTCTTTAAGTAGTTGGGCACGAGAAATAGCCATTTGTTAGCTCCTTAATTAAACGCCAGTGGCATTGAAGTAGCTATGGTAACCGAAGTTCCATGTTACTAATGCTTCTGGGTAGCCAGTGAATGAGAACTGCGCTGCAGTAGATTGAGCTGTTGAAACTGCTTGGCTCAAAGTAACTGTAGTGCCGTTTACGGATGTAACCCAAGTATTGGAACCAGCATTAATGCCGGGGCCAGATACTACCATACCTGCTTGTAAACTAGTAACAGCAGCAGATAAAGTCAAAGTTGTGGAGCTGGTTGTACCAGTGCCAGTAACAGTGACAGCAGAAGCTGTAACGAGCTGAACAATACGGAATGGAGCGGTTGTGGTTAATGGGCTAGCTACGCCAGTACCGATAGCGGTAGTAGCAATAGCGATACCAGCAGATGAATCACCAGTAGTTGTTGAGCCAGTGTTGCTATTAGCATTACCTAAGTAGTAAGCATTAGAACCAACGAAAGCTGGGTTAATGTACTGGATGGTAGAGCTGTTAGAACCTTGGGACAATACAACTGCTTGGAACACTGCTTGAGGATCGTCCACTACATAACCAATCGCATCAGTAGCAGTTGTACCACCCTGCCAATATTGATAACGATTCTTACCGTAGATAGGACCGCCAGTTGTTGAGTACTCAGCACCAACGAAAATACCGATAGTACCAGCAGTACCACCGTTAGCAGTTGTTGGAGCTAGGGTTGAAGCAACCAGTGTACCTGCTGCTGTGCCAACACCAATTTGAACAACGTCGCCGTTGTACAAGCTAGTAGCATAGCCATTGTAGATCGGGAACATGCGGGTAGAACCAGCAAATACACGACCACCAATGAGGTTAACTGGCTTTAGACCGTAAGGGGCCGAAACTGTAGGATAAGCCATTTAAATCTCCTAAAATTATTAAGAACCTTTTCCAAAGGTCACCGAGGATTTCCGTTCCATAAAGATTGGCATTCTCGAATCACTTTGGCGCATAAGATTATTATCTACAGCTTCCGCTTGTTGTGCCGTCTGGTTATTTTCATATTCCATACGTTGAGCAACAAATTCTTCAGGAATCTTGCAAAGTAATAATCCACCAATCTCAATATTGTCTTTAAAACGACTATTGGGATCGGCTAACAGTTTAAATTTTGGCTGTTCTTCAATGGTTACTGGCTCCCAACCTTCACGCAGCTTAGCAGAGGTATTGCGGGGGTCAGCTTGATTCAACATTGAAACACGAATCCAGCGATAAGCGAAACCAGCCTGTTTGTCTGGCTCTGGGAGAAGTTCGGGCGGACGCCACTGTTTAGGACGCTCACTTAACTCACGGGTTTGCAACTCACGCTCTAATTTATTACTAGCCATATTAGGCCTCCAATTTTAAAAGTTCACTGACATATTGCTCGGGAGTAAGACCAAGTTTCTTAGCTATCGCAACCTGCGATGTCTTTAACCTGACTTTTTTAGAAGATGTGCTTCTAGTTGCCGGCGCTACTACAGTGGACGGTTTAACCGCTGGCTTGTCAGCCGGTTTCGCTGCTTTTGGTTCGTCTACTTCGGTTATGTCATCGAAGTTTTCTGCAAACCGTTTACGCATAGTTTTGTCTAATGCGTTGTAATACTCGTCAGAACCAATTATAACTCCGTTGCGTTTTAGCTTTTCGTGTAGGCCTAACGCTGCCGCAGTCATCTCCTCGTCTTGTCCGAACCAAGGATTTCTAGCTTGCCAAGCCAAAACTTTTTGGTCAGGCTGTGGCGCAGCTTGGTACTGTTGGGTCATTTGTACAGGATTTTCCTGCTCTTGTAAAGGGGGTAGCTTAAATTTCTTTACCTTATCAAGCTGCATCTGTGCTTTAACTAAATCGCCTTGTGCTTCCATCATTTTTTCGGAATCACCAGCTTCATAAGCCTCTTTGTAGGCTTGTTTAGCTGCTTTTAGTTGTGCTTTAGCAGACTCTTTTACCGCTTCTTTATACTCTTTTTCGCCGTTTTCAAGAATAGATTTAATGCGTTTATTCTCTTCATATAGCTTTTGAGCAGCTTCTAAAGCGGCATTTCTTTCTCTATCAGCAGATTCTTTGGCACGTCGCTCGTCATTCCAAATCTTTTTCATCTGCTTTAACTTTTGTTTAGCCTCTTCGCTGTATTGATCCAGCTCATCAACTTCAACTTCAAGCTTTTTTACTACTTCTTTAGGTAGTGGTTCACGATTACGATCATCCGCAGGGGTATCGTCTTCGATCTCAATCTCAAGGCTTTCGCCTTCACCTTCCAGCTCAATATCAACTTTTTCTTCGGGTTTACCCGCAGATTCAGCTTCTATTTCATCTGGAAATTTAAATTCTTCTTTTTGCATTTCCGCCATTTTGTGGGCTCCTTAAACAAATTTACGTTTGATGCCACGTGGATCTTGTACTACAGCTTCCACAGAGTCATCGTTAATAATGCGAAATTCCCGGTCATGAATTACCAAACGGGTACCGGCATTAGGGCGCACAAGAATAAAGTCGCCTTTTTTACACCATGGTCCATTTGGGAATCTTTCTTTATCCGCATAACAATCAGGACCTAAATCAACCACAAATAAAACGGTTGTTAAAAGTTCATCATGCCTACGGGTTTCATCAGCTTTAATAATGCCGCTGTCAAATGCTTCTTCCGCTTCTGGAATTGCACATAAAATACGGTATCCGGAAGGTACGGGTAGTTGTTTCGCCCTTTCTTCTGCCGTTTTAGCCATTACAGCTGCTAGGTCAACTGCTTGACTAAGATCAAGGTTACTCATCGTCTGAGGTCTCCGTTTTGCGTTTAAGGTCTAATATTTCTTGCTTAGCGAGCAGCAGACCATGTATCTCCCCGCTAAGCCGTTTGTACTCTGCATAGTCAGCTGCTTGTCCGCTAGCTATCCAGTCTTTCTTTGCTGCTACTTCTACGTCTAGCTTTTGTACTAGAACTTCGAATGTGTCCATTATTCTCCTTTAGACTTTGGTTGATTTTTTAAATTAGCTTGGTGTTTTGCTAATTCCACTGCATTTTTCTGGTGAGTCAACGATGCTTCGTGTGCATGGTCGGCTGCCTCCATCAAATGATTCCGTGCTGCTTCTTCCTTATCGTGACGCATTTGTGCAACAGTCTTCATAGCATCTACGTTACGCTGAGCTTTCTGTTGGATAACTTGGGCGCCGGCTTTCATAGCATCAATGTCAATTTGCTTAGCTTTGAGCTTGGCATCCATCTGATCTTTAGCTGCCTTGCGTTGCTGCTCAGCCATCTTGATCTGAAGTTCCTGTTGTTGCATTTGAACAATCGGATCTTGCGCTTGCTGCTGCGCTTGCTGTTGTGCGACCTGTGCTTGGTTCTGAGTAAGCAGACGTTGGGCGGCTTGTGCCAAGAGGGGGGCCAACCGAGCTTCAACTTGAGGATCCATATTGATATCTTCACCAGACTCGTTTTTCTGAGGTGGTAATGACATACCAAGCTGCTGTTCGATTTGAACACGATACTCAAACCCTAAGTGCTCATTGATGTGGTTCATCATAGCTGCTGTAATTTGCTGAGCCATTGGATTGTTTTGCATGAGCTGAGCAATCTTAGGATCTTGTAAAGCAGACATGTGAACTTGGATATGCGCCTGATGGTCTTGGTACAAGAATGCCTTGACCGGCTTCATCATGAGAATGTTTTGATTCTCCGTAACAGGGTCTGTCGGCTTTTGGTCTTCGTCCATCGGAATGAGTTTTTGCGCATTCTTAATCCCCAGTACATCGAGCATCTGTCTATGGAGGAGCGGAAGGTTGTAAAGCTGGGGAGCTCCCTGAGCCAGTTGGAGAACTGCTTGGTACTGTACGATCTTTTGCGCCATCGTAGACGCATTAGGGTCGCTGACCGGGATAACATCGACGTTATCGTAGTCACTCTTTTTCGCACGCCGTGAACCCTCAACTGGATCATAGTTATATTCCTCTGGAGTGTAAGCAGCAATAATTCCTTTGAGTAGCTTTAACTCTTGCTTCATCGAATAGTGGATACGTGCTTGCACAGCACTCATCACTTTCAATGTACGCTCAAGGATTGCCAGTGTTGTACCTACCGGAGCTTGCGCACCCATATCACTAATCTGCATGTCCGCAGTATTAGCAAACCGGCGACCATCTTCAATGATCTGATTAAGTAAGCCGATTAATGTTTGGCTTGGCTCTTTGTATGGGAGAGGCATGACGTTGTCACGCATCGTTCCACTGGGGACGTCGACGTCACGGAACTCACCGGGGGCGATGGGGGTGTCATCTCCTTTGATACGCAACCCACGGGTCTTAAAGCCACCCGGCAAGTTGGAAAGTGTCCCAGCGTCAACCAACTGCCGGATGAGAGAAGTACCAGACTTAGCATAAGCGCCAATAAGGTGGATGAGGCCAAAGTAATAAAAACCAAAGCCCGGAATGTAGCCATAGTGCACGAAGTGCTGGCGTTTTTGGTAAGTTTCATCGTCTGGCTCCCAGTTTCTACGGATAGACAGAATAGTGTTGCTACCCTTCTCAATAGTGACAACGTATGGTAGACCGATGCCTGTTGGCTCGCCGTTCTCATCGGTATGCTCGAACCCTTCAATGTCTAGGTTCACGTGCATCTCTAGAATCTTAAAGCGGTCATCACTCGTCGCTTTAAAGCCCATTTTCTCGGCAATCTTTTTCTCAACTTCGTCAAGAGTATTGTCGGGAGTGCCAAGGTCTACGTCACGATAAAAGCCAGACGCTTGTAAGCGCAGCAGCTCGTTCTCGGTCTTGCGCATCACATGTGTTATCCGATCAGCAGACTCAAGACTAGAGGCGCCATAAGGCACGACCATATCTTCAGCTGGCACGAACATAGAGACTTGACGCTCTAAGTGTGGGTCGTAATACACTTTCTTAAACGCATTACCAGACAGACCTAAGCCCCATAACATGCGCTCATGCTCAGGACGATACTCTTGCATTACATCTGTTAACTGGTAGTTCATGTCATCTTGGACACG